ACCTTTGCACCACGAAATAACGGGATCGGTTCCGTAGCTCAGTTGGATTAGAGCAACGGCCTTCTAAGCCGTGGGTCCTGGGTTCGAACCCCAGCGGAATCACTGGAAGCCCTTTCTACTTTTGAGAACCACAACATAAATACTTGTATTTCAGCTATTTACATACAGTTCTAAAGAAATTAGTTTTGTATGGAATATGTTGCAGATAGCTGTATTTAGACAAAAAGTATTACTATTGTATTACCTCAAAACGAAAAAGTATTACCTAAATGAAAATACCTAAGATAAAAGTAATTTTTGACAGAAAGCACCAAGTCCAAGAAAAGAAATTAGGTGCAATAGAAATTCGTATAACTTTTGGTAGAAATCAATATTATGTTTCAACTGGAATCCGGGCAAAATCAATGAGTTCTTTATACCCCGAAGAAGTTGATACGATTTCAATCATGCAGAGAAATGCACAAAAATATATCAATAGATGCATAGACAAAAATATACCTATCTCTTTTGAAAATTTGAAAGAGAAGATTACATTAGATAAGTATCATGACGATTTTATGCAATTTGCATCTGACCGTATGGAACATAGGGTCATGAAAGAGCAAACAAGGAAGCATTATAAGTCTATGATCAATATGCTGGAGAGATTCGGAAAGATCAGATCATTTTCTGACTTAAATTGCGAGAATATAGACCTCTTTGATGAATGGTTGCATAAATCAGGGCACAATCTATGGTTATCATAAATGCCTTAAGGCAATCATAAATGATGCAGTTGCGTATGGGAAAATCACTGTGAATCCTTATAGCAGACTCGATCATAAAATAAGCCGGGGTGATAAAGTTAATATTGATTATCTGACCGAAGAAGAATTTGATAAAATCAGAAAGATCAACTTACCATCTTTAATGCTCAGCCGTGCACATGATCTGTTTGTCTTTCAGACTTTCACAGCTCTGTCCTATTCCGACCTTGCGAAATTTGACATCAAAGATTATCGGCATGAAGATGGAAAATATTATCTGGATAATGGTGAGCGCACGAAAACAGGAGAACGGTATGTAACACAATTACTCCAGCCGGCAATAGATATTTTAAATAAATATGATGGAAAATTGCCGAAACTCAGTAATCAAAAATATAATTACTGTCTTAAAATTATTGCTTCTGCTGCTGGCCTCAACAAGGATTTGCATTCCCACATGGCCAGATCCACATTTGCGACATGGGCCTTAAGCGAAGGAGTAAAGATTCAAAATGTTTCTAAAATGCTCGGACATACCAATGTCAGACAGACAATGTCTAGATATGCTAAAATTCTTCAGAAAGATGTCTTAGATGATTTCGATAAACTCGATAAGGATTTAGAAAAGAAAGCCTCAATGTGAAACTTTACAATAGAATTACAAGTGATAAAACTTTTCGTAGAAAAAGAGATTATCACCTAAACAGTAACCCTTTAGAGAGGATGATTACAGATAATTATAACTAAAAGTAATTAGATATAGACAATGATAAATAATACTAAATTAGGAAAAGCTAAAGCTGCAAAGAATGATGAGTTCTATACTCAATATGAATATATAGAAAAGGAAATGCAGGCTTATTTAGAATATAATCCAGATGCATTCCATGACAAAATTATCTTTCTCCCTTGTGACGATCCGAGCAAAAGTAATTTTACTCGTTACTTTGCACAGAACTTTCAGCGCTTTGGCTTAAAGGAGCTAATTAGTACAAGTTATGCACCTGAATCAAAGAGGGTAAAATGTGGCATTATGAACGATCTATTTAATCCGAACATAAAGACTATGCCCAAAGAGGAAAAACTACATGGTAAGATATTTGTTCTTAACCGTGATAAGAATGGTGATGGTAAAATTGATATTAATGATCTTGAAGGAGTATTATTAAAAGGAGATGGAGATTTTAGATCAGATGAAGTCAAGGCAATCCGTGATAAGTCAGATATGATTATCACAAATCCTCCATTTTCTCTGTTTCGTGAATTTATTGCATGGATAATGGAAGCCGGAAAGAAATTTTCTGTCATCGGTAACATGAATGCTATTACATACAAGGATGTTTTCCACCTTATTAAAGAAAATAAAATTTGGATAGGTGCAACAAATTTTAATGTTGGTATGTATTTCCTTGTACCCAACGGATTTCATTATGCATCAACTTACAAATTTGCTCGTGAAAAAGATGGTCATCCTGTGAATAGAGTACCAGGGGTATGTTGGTTCACTAACATAGAACATGGTAGAAGGCATAGCCCTATGAGATTAATGACAATGGCTGATAATATTAAGTTTAGTCATCATAAAGAAGTTAAAAATAAAATTTATAAGAAATATGATAATTATAATGCATTAGAAGTGCCTTATGCTGATGCTATGCCTTCTGACTATAAAGGGATAATGGGAATACCAATATCTTTTATGAATAGATATTGTCCTGAACAATTTGAGATTTTAGGAATGTCCGCATCTGCGGGATATGATAAAGATATTGTCGGCATTCCGTTTGAAGGGGAAAAGGATGCAAGACCATTAATTGATGGGAAGAACAAATATGCACGTATATTTCTTAGGTTTAAATAATTAAAGTAAAATCAATAGAAATAACAGAAATCGCTATAGCAGAAAACATTAAGTTTAGCTCTCATAAGGGTATTAAAGATAATAATAATAATTTGTATAAATAGTAAAATAAATTTTGATTGTAAAGAAATAATGAAAAATTTTATCTCTTATAATATTATTCCAAACAAGTTAAAAATAGTTTTATTGAAAATAGATATAAAGTCTATTTCTTGAAAAAATATATAAAGGTAAAAATGGTCCATTGTACTATATAAAAAACATTATAGAATCTTAATTAGAAGGAAAATGGAAACAAAATTTTGTACTGATATTACAGTTGGTCAAGTGTGCGAAGGATTCGTATACAATGAGACTGAAGGTAAAGGCTTATTTGGTTTAAACGGTCACTTGGTCATTCAACCAGAGTATCAACGTAACTATATCTATGCTGATGGAAAGAAAGATGTAGCTGTTATTCAATCGGTTCTACGTAGTTTTCCTATAGGTTTAATATATTTCAATAAGGCCACTAACGATCAATATGAGATTTTGGATGGGCAGCAACGCATTACTTCTTTGGGAAGGTTTCTTACCAACAAATTGCCTATCAATGATGCTAATGGAATGCCTCAATATTTTGGAAGTTTAAATAAGGAACTACAGGACAAGATCTATAATACACCATTGACCATCTATATATGCCAAGGTACAGAAAAAGAAATTAAAGATTGGTTTCGTACCATTAACATAGCTGGTATACCTTTAAATGATCAAGAACTATTGAATGCTATATATTCTGGTCCCTTCGTCACAAAACTAAAGGAAGAATTTTCCAACTCCCAAAATTCCAACATTCAAAAGTGGAGTGCCTATATATCAGGTGCCGCTAATCGCCAAGACTTTTTGCGATGTGCTTTGGACTGGGTAAGCCAACACAAAATAGAAGATTATATGAGTGCTCATCGCCAGTGTAAAAATATAAAAGAAGTAAAGAATTATTTCAACAGCGTAATAGACTGGATAGACAGCGTCTTTACTACTGTATATAAAGAAATGAAGGGACTTTCATGGGGAGATTACTACGAAAAATTCCATAGTTATCCGTATGACATTAAACAGTTGAACAAACGTGTTGAAGATCTAATGGGTGATTGTTATGTCACGGACAAAAAGGGAATCTTCGAATATGTCCTTGGTGGTGAAATAGATAAAAAACTTTTATATATACGTTGTTTTGATGAGCCTACAAAGAAAGCAACTTATCAAAAGCAGACAGCAATTGCTAAGGCTAAAGGAATATCCAACTGTCCTATGTGTGCCCTAGTGACTAACCAGCCTAATTATACAAAAATATGGAAATTGTCAGAGATGGATGCTGATCATGTCACAGCATGGAGCAAAGGAGGAGCTACAAAACCGGGTAACTGCCAAATGCTTTGTAAGACACATAACAGGATGAAAGGTAACCGTTGAATATATATATCTATTTTAAATAATTAAGGGCGGAAATACATCACGTACTCCCGCCCTTTTAATCTAATACTATAAAAACACGTTGCAAATATAGTACTTTTACCTCAGTTAGCATACACATCTGTTTTGAATTAACACGATTAAGTATTAAAATGTTAAAAAAGTTGGAATATATTATATAAGTAGCTATCTTTGAACAGGTGCTTATATTTACCTTGTAGAAAGGGCAATACTAATGAAAGAATATTATTCAAATTTTGAAAAAAAGGCTATTAAATATTTAGTAGAAAACAAAAATAAAAAAATAACCGTTGAATCTTTTTTGGGAAATAACGTTAAGGATATACCATCTATAGTTCCTGAGTTTAAGGAGGAAAACATTAATAAAGAGAGAATTGATTTTACTCCTTATGAATCTTTGTTTAATATCATTAGTCTATTAAAAAATTTGCTAAAAGATAATTATATAGAGCTATATGGAAGTAATGACACAAGTAAAAAAGAAAAATCAAATATTAAAGAAGGCAAGAATGGACAATTTTTATCTATAGACAATATAAATATTAACCATTTATTGGGTATTATTTTTCTGTCTAAGTGGAAAGGTGATGGGAAAACCTATTCCTTATATTTACCTACAATTAATATGTTTGATACAAACATTCTTGATTTTCTAACAAATAATAAAGAATGTTTTATTTATCCTTTAACGTCATTAGTAGAATTATACAAGAATAATTTTAAAACGCCGGAGCAAGTTAGATATGAAAGAGAAATAAAAGAATCAAAAATTCAAACAAAATACTCTAAATATGCCTTCTATGTATCCTTATTTGCATTATTACTGAGGGTAAGCAGAAACAACTGGAGCGATACACAGAAGATCAGGGCCGGATTGCTCTTCTCTTTATACCCAAAGATAAAAGAAGCGTATAACCTTGTCGACAGCCTCAGAAATGTCTTTAGAA